ATCTGTTCCTTTTAAGTAGTTAGCAGTGGCTCCAGCATTTTGTAAACGAACGTCAGTACCTTGTATCAACAGGTTTCCAGTTCCTGAGTCAGTAATGTATGAAGCAGAGCCTGAGTGGTAGATTTGTAGATCAGAACCAGCACCAAAGATAGCCTTGTCGTTGTCACCAAAGGTCACGTCTGCAGAAGTCGCAAGACCTGCAAAGGTTGGCGTGTCAGTAGTAGCTACGCCTTGATCCAGAGATTTAACAGCAGTAAGGTCAGTTAGCTCAGAGTCCATCAAGGCACCAGCAGCAGTAACATTAGTTGTGTCTGTTACGTCTGCTAAGGCTTCAATATTGTCCAGCTTATCTCCGTCAGTAGCTACGTCACGTCCATCTACATTACCTGATACAACAATATTACCAGTTACATTAACAGAGTTACTAAAGTCAAATGCATCTGTTGCCCCATTCCAAAGTATGGACGCATCAGTAGTATTACTTACTGCGTCTTGTATAGTAATTCCTGCCCCATTAGCAGTAGAAGAAGTATCTCCTGAACCGTAGTTTAGAGTAATATTTTTATCTTCTACATCTAATGTAGCTGTATTTAAAGTAGTAGTGGTACCATTTACGGTAAAGTTTCCATTAACAGTAAGGTCGCCTGAAATCGTTCCGGCATCTGCAGTAATAGTTAAATCTGCCCCGTCCCAAGTTAGGTTATCCCCGCTTGGGTCGCCAATGCTAACTTTATACTGTGCACCTGTGTACCCTAAAAAGAACCCATTACCTGTATTAAATGCAGTTTGACCTCCTTTAATTACTCCACCAGAGCTTAAAGTGATGCCTGTATCTGCAGTGTTTAAAGTTACGCCTGTATTAATCCCACTCTGGGCCTGGCCTTGTGGATTTAAGTTCTCCACTTGACCTATTGTAAGGTCAAGAGTAACTAAGGGTGGCCCTACTACTATAGCCATTATTGGTCTCCTTGTAAACGCACTACTAAAGCGTCTTTTGCAGGGTCTGGCCTAAAAGCGAGTTTCCATATTTTTAATCCAACAAGCGAAGACTCAAAAACAGTGTCTATTAAAATTGATTGTGCAGCAACTGCATTTAGAACTACTGCTGAGAATACAGCAGGAGACGCAACAGTAGGTAGATCTGCCTTAAATACTATTATATCGCCGGGTACAAAGTGTGTAGAAAATTGACCGTCTAGATCCTGTACAATAGAGGGTGAAAGGGGTTGACTATCTACAGCGCCAATTTCTACAAACTCTGTTTGGCCTCCGGAGCCGGTTCCAATATTTCTCCAAAACCCCCTTCCATTCAGTATATCTGTATTCCACTCATAAAGTCCAATACTTGCCGCACTATGGTCAAAATAAATCCAAGTCTCTCTGCCTGCAGGGGCGTTTGATACATTTATGGACTGAGTTGTAATAGTTACCGGATCAGCAGGGGCCGCATTAGAAGCAACTACCGCATTCGCATTTTCAAAGCCGTAGCTATTACCATCAGAAGATAAAGAAGTAGTATTATCTGATATTATACCTTTCACAATTCCATGCACTCTATCTGCACTTAAAATAATATCATCGTCCTCTCCTAGAGAAATAACTATTATAGTATAGGGCGATTTATTTCCTGAAGAAGACACAGTTCTAACTCTAAACTCATAAGTGGCGGTAGAAGATACAACAAAATCAGCTGTGCGATCTCCTACTAGCACCGGGCTTCCTCGAGGATCATCGCTAATATTATGAGCAATTTCATAGTGGTCTACTCTAGCAAAGTCAGCGGGGGCGTCCCATCTCACAGTAAGTTGCCTGTTTCCATTATCTAGGTCTGTCTTTGAAACAGTTAAATTTTGTACAGAAGGAATTTCTTGGGGCTCTTGCTCATCGAAGGTTGATACGGGAGTAACTCCTACTTCGTACCTTCTCTCAACTTCTTCATACTTTTCATTAGAGTGCTCTACTGCAGTAATGTTATAAATATTTGAAGCGCTCTGAGTTACTGATAAAATTCTGTATAGTTTTTTAGACCCGCTTATATCTAGCCCATCACTATCAATCTCTCTCAAAGCCCACACACTATTTACGGCGGGAGTCACGCCAAAAGTTCCAGAAGAAGCAATAGTTACTTGATTTGCAGCTGCGCCGGGATTTGTGACTGTATTTGCTTGCACATACGTGTATTCTTTCCAACTTGTTACAAGTTCTGTAGCACCTGCCGAGTCTAAGAAAGCATTGGACGTTTTTTCTTCTGTGTCCAAAGCTGTTAAAGAAAAAGACCCTCCACTGTAGACAAAAGCTTCTGGTAATCTGTCTCCTTGATTATAAGTATTACTATTAATAGTTATAGGGGACTGTCCAGTGTAAAATGCAGCGGGAGCAGTTACAAGAGTGCTTAATTCATAAGTTGTCCCTGAGTTAAAAGTAACACTCCTATCAAACGTCAAAGTTGTGCTGTTTGCTGCGGAAGTTCTACCACTGTACTGAATACCTGTACGCTTATTGTCTGTTATATTAATTATATCGCCAGGCTTCAAAAAGCCAGCGGCAAGTGAAGTACTGAAACTTACAACTTCATTTTGATTTTGAGCAGTCCATAGCTTCCATTTTCCAAGACGTGTAGCTTGACCTTCAGAAGTGCAGCCAAATGCTACAGCAGCCTGAGTAATTAGTTTATTTTGTCTTGAGATAGCTTCGGGATCTTCTACAATTAAAGGCACTGGTTCATAGTTTAACTCAGGGTCATTCCATGTGACAATGACTTGATTTACTCGAGTGCGCGACCCCGTGCTTTCATATGAAAAAGAGCCCTCAATAACGTTTGCTTGTGAAAAAGAATAAACAGGGTCTTGAGCAACGTCTTGTACTACAGTAATTTTACTATCCATCCAGTATATTAAACCTGTAAAGATAGTTGCCATATCTTTTAAAACTTTATAAACGTCAGTAGCTTTTGTAAGATAAATATTTGCTCGATACCTAGGCTCTAGCCCACAGACTGTACCCGTTCCTGTACCTACAGAAGTTGCACGAAATTCTGTATTAACAGTATTTGCAGAAGAGCCATGATTTGTAAAAGTAGTATCACCTACTGTTTTAATTTTGTAGTACTCGCCAAGTTTAAGGTCTGTAGCCTTAACCGTAGTACCATCTTCTACAAGCTCATCACAATACTTTGAAATTCTATATAAAGCGTAAATGTCTATATCAGAAAGAAATAAGTACTTTCCTGCCCCATAAGACGTGTTTAACAATAGATCGAGAAAAACCCAAGCAGGGTTATCTGTATAGTACTTAATATTTTTAAATTCTCCACCCCAAAACTGCTCATACTCTGCTTTTCCAGAAGCAGAGTAGTCTCTAGGAGTGTAGGTGTCTGGAATAGAAAGTAGCTTACCTTTTAGATGAAAACTTCTTTTAGGAACACCTTTAAAGTCTCTGCTAGAAAACTGCAATTGTGTGGCCGCTGTATATGGAAAAATAAACCTATCTTTAATTATAGCACCTAACTGTGTAATATTTGCAGTTGCTGCAAGCTGCCATTTCTTTCTGTCAGGGCGCCCATCATTGGTGCCTGTTGAAGTTACTGAGAGCCCTATATGACGAGTTACTCGTATAATTCTAACTTTAAAATCATCAAAAGGTCTATACACATCAAGATTAATTCTGTGCTCAAAGTTTACTGGTGCAGTTGTAAACCCTTTGTGCTTAATATAGGTTGGATTGATATTAGGAAAAATATGTTCATAGTCTCCAAATACTCCATTTCTTTTTAGTGAAATTTCCATTAGGTAAAAAGCGTAAGCATCTTCACTATTGCCACTTTCACCAAAGTTATTAGATTTAAGCGAAGGATACTGAATATTATAATAAATCTCATCTGCTTCCAAGAGTTTAGACGAAGAGTTTAGTCCAAAATCAGCAGAGTCTAGAATAGTAGGAGAATTATTTCTATCTGTGTGCTGGTTTTCGGGGTAAGAGGTAGCATCGCTATCTAAAAGAGTTACATTTAAACTATTCGCAGAAACAGTTGTTAGTTGTTTTAATTCTGTTAAGTTAATTCCTGACACACTTCCAATAATAGAAGAAGAGCCTCCATCTGCGTCTCCAAAAGAATTAAAGGATCTTTCGCTAGTGGGGTTTCTCCCTAGTTTTATATCAAATTGTAAATTGTCATACTTTGTAAGAGTGTTCTGAGACTGCGTTAAAGCAAGGGCAGCGTCATAGTTAACATCATAAGTAAGCTTATTAGTAATAGCTATAAATTTATAAGTACCTGCTGGGGGAATCCCCGAAAGGCTTCCCGCATCCACTGTTATAGTTGTGTCGGTTGTAGTGCCCACAATATTGTGTTTAGTCCAGCTACGCAGTAGGTAGCTATTCGCATCGGGAAAGTCTGACTCGGTTCCCCAGCCGGGAGGCTGAAACGTCATTGTAGTTGAGTTAACAAAATACGCTAATCCAAACTTGTCTACTACTCCTGGATTGACTAGCTCTGTCATTTTGCCATTATCATAAGCACTTGCCCAAGCTGCCTCTGTAAAGGGAGTCCCGCTGTTTGCAACACAAGATATTTCTACTATACCAAGACTGTTTGTGCTCACAGTTGTAGTTACTGCTTCTTCTAGCTGAAATAATCTTAGAGTTCTAATATTACTCGTATTTTGTATAAAACCCGGAACAAAAGAGCCCGCAGACAAAGTTCCTGTTGCTGACGTGCCGTCAAAGGTAATAGTAGCAGCACTTAAAGCTCCAGGAGTAAAAGAAGAAGAGGTTGATTCATCTGTAATAGGATTATCATTTAAATATACACCACTAGTGCCGCCAACAAGGCCTGCTATTGGGCCTTCGCACAAAATATCTGTAATACCTACATTCTGCGCTGTAGCTCCTTGATATGAAGAAGTTGAGCTTTGGAGTGTATTAAATAGGTTGCCGTCTAATCCGCCAACATTAAATCCATTACTGTCAGTTAAAAAACCAGTCATTATGGTCCTCCTGGCGCAGATTGGCCGTTATCTTTCATGTCCCCATTCTCTTCGTTGCCGCCGCCGTGATCCCCTGGATTATCTGTTCCTCCGTGAGACCCGCCGCCCCCATCAGGGCTTGCGCCTCCAGGCACGCTATCATTGTAGAAATAGCCGCCTTGGTTCCTAACTACCATACTAACAGGTCTTCCTGGTATTCTTAGTTCTCCGTATAGTAAAGGTACAGGGTCTCCTTCTACCATAGTCTGTCCACTTCCTTGGAATAAATAGCTTTCATCTTGAGTGTCTGTAGAAGGGTCTGGCAGCATCATTTGTTGAATACCTGTCAGTGCTAAACCTGCTGTAGCACTAATTGCGGCAGCTCCCCACCCCGAAACAGCGCCCGCACTGTTAACTGCCCAGCCGCCGGCGCCGCCGACAAAGCCTCCTGTAACATAAATTAGTGCTGCTGCAACAATAGCGGCGAATATTTTTGCTCCCCCACTTTTTGACCCCATGGGTTGAGGAGATATATACATATCTCCTTCTCGAAAGTTGAGTAAAAGCTCTCTATCGTCTTTTAGAGGGGTTCCTTGTACTTCGCACATAAAGCCTATGTTTTTCTCTGTGCAGTCCTTCAAATACATTTGAAATTTTGGGTCATTTCCTGCAATACATTTAAAAACATCAGCCACAGAAGACGCGCGCATTTTTAAGTTACTGCCGTACTTCTCGCCAAGTTCTCCGTCTAAGTATACATTACGTAACATATCTATAAATTCCTACAATCTTTTTATGCCAAAAGGGAATAATTGAGTCCCTACAAGAAAGTCTGTTTTCTGCGTGATGAAAAAATATATCATTGCCTAAGTAAATACCACAGTGGTCTGGTACATCGTGTTGTACTTGAAAAATTAATACATCATTTGGTTCTGGGCTTTCTACCTTTGTAAGCCCCCATTTTTCTATAGCTTCGGGCGTAAAGTAGTTTAACCCTTTATCCCACCAGTCGTCCTCAAAAGGAGCACGAGCAGGTATGTGAATTCCTTTTGAAGTAAGCCAATCTCTTGCGGCCTCAAAACAGTCTTGTGTACCAAACTTATACTCTCTACCAATTAAGGGATTGAAATTTTTTTCTGGTTCTTGTACGTGTAAATTCATCTCAGGATAGCTAAAAATATAGTAAGGTACTCCTAAAGCATTACAAGCATTAATGTCATTTGTGCTTGGAGTACATTCGGCATCTGGGTGACTATGTACAATTGCAAAAATATCTGCTTGTTTCTTTATCTTAAAGTAGTCTGAAGAGGACATTATAAAGTCTTCATCTGACTCTGCTACGTTTTCGCAAGGAAAGTACTTTTTCTTTCCTTTTACAATTCCGATCACGCCACAAGCCTCTCGAGGGTATTCAGCCTCTAAGTGATTCTGTATTTCTTCTATCATTTAAACTTCTTCGTTCCGGGGAACCCTCCAAATGGTAAAGCAAATGAGGTATCAAGAATATCATCAGTCGCATTTCCTTGAAACCTAACCTTGCACCCTCTTATAGTCTTTGAGCAAACATCAAGTCTTTCCCAGTACGCACCACTAGTTTCTGGAGGCCTGTTTGTGGGTACATTACGAAGAGCCTTCCAAATTTTTGTATGGCTGTTAACTATTGTCTTAACTGTAGCTCCCAGAGAATAGGTGTTACTAGCAGAATATGTAGCAATTACGCCGATGTTTTTTGTAATAACATCATTATTTATGTCATAAAAGCGTCCGCTGCTGTTCAAGGGCCAGTTACAACCACCATCTCTTGATATACTATAGCCTTGGTACCTCCAAGGACAATACTTTCCCACAACTATGCGTCCAGGAACAACTACTCCTTCAATATCAAAAGGGCTCGCTAGCTCAAACTGTACAGATAGTTGGTTCTCTTGACCTACTCTATCTATAAGATATGTTTCTGTAGGAAATTCAACAGGTGGGGTAGAGGGTGCTGTGTCTGTAGAGGCGTAGGCATAGCTTAATAAAGTTTTTCTGTAAGTAACTCTGGAGTCTAACAAGTCTACGTTGCTTTCAATTCCTTCTGCTGAAATAATGTTTTCCATTAAAGTTTCGTCGGCAGTACCGTCACCATCAGAAACAAGAGTTCTAGCAAGCACGGGAATATTTGCTATAGATAATGTAGGCCGTGCCATAGGGCCGGAGGCTTCTGCAGCTATACCTGATATTTCAATAGGAATTGCAACGTACTCTTTTAAAGGGTATTTATTATAAGTTGCAGAGTTTGAATCATCGTCTAGAGTTTTTTGAGGGAAGTATATATTAGTAGCTCCGCCCTCTAGCCCATTTGTCAAATATACTACAGTTCCACTAGGCAGGCGCACATCAAACAAATGAATTACAGCATCATCTGTTTCCTGTAGCTGTACTGTATCAATTAAGTCTGTCATGGCTCATATACTCGTCTAAGTGTACAGTTTAAATTATGAAAAGAATCAGTTATATAAGTAATATTGTAAGATTCACAGACAACTTTTATTGCAGTGTCCCCGCTATGGTCAGTGACCGTAAAAGTAAAACTCTTTCCAGCTTTTACATCAAAAAAAGCAGCTATACGATTAATGTCTGCCGCAGTACGATTATTAAAAGAAATTGTAAATACGTCTAGCTTTGTGTTGGTGCCGTCTAAAACTCTCTGCTCGTAGCCGTCCCCAAACTTAGCTGTTAGAACTCGTTGCACGGATTCTCTAGCTAAACCTCGGTCAGCTACTACAGTTACATTCGAGGAAGGGTCTCCTGAAGCAATATCATTTTGTGCAATTATAAACTGAAACTGTGACATTAAGCTACTCCATAGGGGCTAAGCATTCCCCCTACTCTCTTTTGATTTAATAGTTCTTTCTTAACAGCTTCAGATATTGCAACACCAAGTTTTTCTGCCTGTGCCCCGTTGCTCTGAGTGTTAGTGTTTGAAGCCCCTTGATTGTCTACTGCGACATTTACAGTTACGTTATTTTCTTGACCAGCTCCAGACATCTGAACAGGAATAGATCGCCCGTTCGGAAGAGGAACTACAGCTTCCGTTCCGTGAAGCATTGCAGGATAGCCTGCTTGTGAACCTCTTGCTATGCCTCCTGCTGAGTATCCGGGCATCTTTCTGCCTTCGCTGATTATGCCCCCACTACGTAGAGGCGGCGCAAGTGTTGGGGTAAACTGAACAGCACTTTGCCCAAAAGTAGAGGCCTCAGCTGCTACTTCAGAAGATACTCCCATACTTCCCATAAAACTAGAAATCGCACGAAAGATTAACATTTTTACTGTCATTTCTATAATATACTGTAGAATTGATTTAGCCATATTTGCAAAGGCGTCTTTCGCTTTCGCAGTGCCATCAAGTATAGAAGTGAAGGCGGTTGCCATTCCCTCTTCAAACCTTTGAGCAATTCCGTCAGTAAGAACATTAATATCGGTAAGATCTTCTTTCATTGCCTGTAAATTATCTCTGTTTCGTATTAAGTCAGCAAGAGCTGCTCTTGCAGATGTCTCTACTTCGTCCTTGGCTAAAGCTCTATTTGTCTCAAGAGCTCCTCCAGCCCCTAAAACTTTAGAGTCTATCTCTGCAATTAATGCGGTTGTTTGCGGCTTGAGCTCTTCATTATTTAGCCCTATTGTTTCTAGTTTAGTTTTTTCAAGTTTAAATTGCACTGCGAGCAAGTCATATTCTAAGTCAATCAACTGTTGCTTTCTTTTTATCTCGTCCTCTATCTGAGCCTCTTTTTGCTTAATAAGGTCAGTTTCAAACTCTATACGGGCCTCTAACTCTCTTCTCTCCTGATTTATATACCCAAAAGGCCGTCTTGCTTGATTTGCTAAGCCTTGCTCCATATCTGCACGGGCTTGTTGAGTAGCAGTATCTTGAATTTTTTGTCTTAGCGTAAACTGTTTTTGTAACTCTTGTGTTATTTTTTGTTCTGTCTGTAAAAAAGTTTGGTCCATACCCAAATCAAACCCTTCTTCTTTTACATCATTTAATTTTGTTCGTATATCTACTTCGCCTCTTTTAGCGTTTACAAGTTTTATAGCGGTTTCTACTTCTCTGTCTGCTGCTGTCAATGCACGAGTTCTTGCCGCTTCATTTCCCTCATTAGCAAGAGTAAGATCAATAGTTGCTTTAAGTTGGGCAGTTCTTGCAGCCTCAAGTGCTTCTTCTGCTGAGGTTACATCATTAAGTATGTTTAAACGCTCTTTACTAAACTGATTTCGCTCATGCTCAATCTGAATCTGTCTCTGTGCTGCTGCTTGCCTATTATTAAGATCGGTCTCTTGTCTTGTAAGCACGTTATTTATAGACTTTACAAGAGCCGTAGAGCTTATATCTTCTCCAAAAGCTGTTTCTATCAACTCTGGGAATCCTTCAAAATGTTGGTTCAGCTTCCCTGCCTGTACATTTGCATTTAAAGCTGTCTTCTCTAAGTTACCAAAAAAGTTTAATATTTGGTCAAAGTTTCCACCAGAGGCTACTTCAGTAGCTCTGGTCAATTGATCTGTAAAAGATTTTTGCTCGGCAACAGCTTCACTAGCAGCTTTTTGCAAATTAGTAAAAGTTTTGCCTAAAGCCTCTAAATCCGGTCGGCCAGCCTTTGCACTATCCTTTATAGAAAGTAGAGCCTCTCCTATTTCAGTGAACTGCCCTGTTTTAATTAAAGGTGTTAAATCTTTTACTAGGTCCTCAAATATATTTTCTCTTTCTCCAGCTGATAAGCCTTCCTGTGCAAGAGTGGTTAAAGGAGTTGCAAAGTCTAAAGTCGAATAAGTGTTTAGCACTTGTTTAGGTGTAAAAGTTCGTTTTTCTGCGGCTTTAGCTATATTTCCCGCCTCCCCTCCAAGAGTTCTTAAATCTCTTAATGAATTTTTTATTCTTTCCGCTCTGTCTTGAGTGTCCTTTAAGTCCTTTTGAACCCCTCTGAAGTAGTCATTTAAATCGCTTTTTGTAAATGCCTCTGTAAAAGTTAATCCAGGCCCTTCAAAACCAAGCTTATCGAATATAAAGTCGATACCTTTTGCTAGATTTAGTATGAGCTTCTGTATCAGGGAAGGAATAATCTTAAGTATTTCTCCAACAAATTGAAGTGTTAATATTGAAGTAATTATTTTTGTCATAAATTTAAAGGCTTTTCCTACTGCTTTGGTGCCTGCTATTACCGCACTAAAAAATGAATTCATATAAGCAGTCATTTGACTAGCGGCAATTTTTACTCCTAAGGCCATGTTTTTAAAAGAAAATTTAAATCTAGTTTCCGTAACTTTTACTTTTTGTTCTATTTCCGCCAAGCCTTTTTGCATATCATTAACAATAGCTAAAGAAACGCCTTTGAACGCGCCTTTTGTAACAATACCAAACTTATCTACATGCCCTGTTGCGGCGTCTAGCATTCTTTTTAAGTTTGCTTGGTCTACTTTTGCTAAGCTGGCAAAACCTGAAGTACTAACTTTTTCTAAAATTTTACTTTTACTTCCGCCCATTACAGCCGTAGTAGCTCCGGCCTGTACGCGGCCTTGGCCCTTTTTAGCAAGATTATCGCTTGCTGTAACTACTCTTTCTATTTCTGCTTTGTAAGATTTTAAATCATTTTTTGCGGCGTCTAAAGAAGCAGAAGAGTTTGCTCTAAAAGTTTCAAATTTTGTGCTCAATGTTTCAATAGGCAAGATAGAAGATATGATACTTACAGCAAACCCTGTAAAAGCAGCAATAGCTAAAACTGCATTTCTATTTATAATGTCCGCTAAAAAATTAAAAGCAGGTAGAAGTCCCATAGTAATATTTTTAACTATGTCTTCAAACGTTTTTGATAGCTTAACAAAAGCGTTTTGACCCGCAGGTACATTTCCAAAGAACTCGTCTAACTGTTTCTGAGTAGCAACTAAAACAGCTTGAGAACGTTGAACATCTGTAAGAGCATCTGCAGTAATACCTAAAGAAGCAGCATAGTCATTTGTTGCTTTTTCTAATCGTAAGGTAATACCTAATTCGTCTAAGAGTTCTGGTTCTGCTTTTGAAATACCTCGTACAAGACGATCAAAAGAGTCTGTAAAATTACGCCCTAAAGCAACAGAGGCTCTTTGCGCTCCGTCAGCAAGATCGTTAAGTTGCTTAGAACTAAATCCTTTTGCTGTACCAATAGCGGCAGCTTCTGCTGCTTCTCTGAAACCTAGTAACCCATTACTTGCATTTCTTAGGCTAGTAGTAATAGATCCTAAAGCTATTCCTGTATTCTGTGCAAAAGCCACTTGAGCTTTTTCAAGCTGTTCTACTTGAGCAGCATTCTTTAAAAACTCAAAAGCAGCACTGACAGCAAAAAGATTAGAAGCAAGAACTGCGTAAGCAGGAACAAGAGTTCCTCCAATACCTTGAGCCATTTTAGAGAAGTTTTTTGTTCCGTTTGCAGATTGTTGAGACACTCCTTTTAACCTTCTATCAGTAGTTTGAGCGGTCTCACCAACCTTCTTTTGAGACTTATCTACGCCGTCTAATGCATCCTTCAGCTTTTTAGTGCTGACAGTGGCTTTTTGCATCTTGCCATTGACTTCAATATCAATTTTAATTTTCTTTGCCATTAGCCTTTAACATTATGGGTGTACTGTTTTCCACCGCTGGACGCTGATTTGCGCTCTTGCTGCTTACGCTTTTTCTCTGCTTTGTCTGCTCTAAACTCTACAAGTTTTCGTTCATACATCTTCATAATATAGAGTGTTATTCTTGGATGCTCTACATCGTATAATTTAAAAAAGTAGTCTATACCGTCCCAATACTTTCCCATGTATGTTCCACTCATTCCTTCCCAGTGATCTGGTAAAAGGCTGAACATAAAAAATGCCACTTGAACTTCTTCGGGAAACTCCGAAAGCTCGAGCGGCATTTTGGTAGGGTCGGGTTCTTGTCCTAACTGCTCACAGATAAGCAAATACTTATCTAAGTCTACTGGAGAGTCAGACTCGTTTATATAACGAGTTAATAGAGATTCAATTCTCTCTATTTGTTCCCAGTAAAATTTTCAAGATCACCTACTGTCTCTGTAACCCATGTGTCAAATACATTTGAGTTCTTCATCAGAGTCTCGGCATTGTCTTGAGTAAATGCTAGTTCATCGTCGGAGTCAAGATGTGAGATATCTACCAAAAGAAGCTCTTCTAGGTACGAATACTTTAATCCTGTCCATCCTTTAATTACTGCACGACAATATTCTACAAGAAACTTTTCTTCGTCAAGAATTTCTTCAGGTTGACGAGTCTTTTTATCAAACTTAGTGGTTACACACTTTTTGCGTAATTTTAACAGCTCTTCTCTTGCTAAGTAGCAAAGAGATACTTCCATGTCCGAGTAGCCCGGAAATTCAATAGAAACTGTTTTACTTGGAGTCATAAGACTCGAAAGAGATACGGGTGAATCGCTCATTATTTGTCCTTTTAAAATCTGAGAAGTAAATTTATATTCTGTAATTATAGTTGAGAGGAGCTAAAAAGTCAAGAACTTTTTTTCACACCATAAAAGAAAACCCGCCGGAGCGGGTTTTTAGTAAAAAAGCTTTAAAATTAAACAGCTCTACCTTTATAGGTAATTTTAACTTCGTCTGCGTTTGTAAGTGCGCTGGGAACTGCATGGAAGTTGGTTTCAAGAGATATAACATCTTCGATTTGATGAGTAGGAATATCAATATGAGCACTTGGTAGTTCGAACGCAAGTCCTACATCAGTTGCACCGGAGCCTATAGATCCAACAGTAAACTTTAAGTTAAACTTATTACGAGTAACTCCAGTGGCCGCAGAAAGATCCTTAAAGAATCGTGCACTACGATTGTCTGTGCCCGTATTGTCATCATTTAGGTAGCAAGTAAAAGATCCAGAGATTGATCGAGTTCCTGTTACGTGGCCAATTGGAGTGTTTACTCTACATAATTCTTCAGGGGTTAAGAAAGTAATATTGTTTTCAAAGTTAATACTTCCGCCTGTAAGAATTAAGTCATATGAGGTTAAGTACTCATTAGCTGAATCCCCATCTTGGTCAATATCTCCTGCGTCTCCTGCGTCTCCATCAGTATTAGCATCTGGAATAACTGCTAAAGATGCGATACGATTTCGCAAAAAGTTATTTGTCGCATTAATACCGGTTCTGCCTAACGTACCTGTAGAGTTAGTTGCGAAATCAATAGCACTACTAGCATCTACTTGTGTTACTGTCTCTCCAAAACCTGACCAATTAATAGTAGTAATACCATCAATATCAAAATCAACGCCTGCAGTATTCATAACACACCCGGCCACTTTATATATAGTTTGACCTGTTGCTTCACTATATCCAGCTTCGTCTGCGTTGGGAGCACATCCGCCAAGAACAAAGTAAATATCAAAAGTACCAAGCTCTGCACGATTTGAGTCATTTGCATCCAGTATTAAAGGTGTCGTAGCTGCAGCGCCCCTAGAATTAACTACAACGGCAGTACTTCCGGGCTGGTCCCACTCCTTATTAGTAGCATCCCAAGTTTTTGCGCCTAGAAAGTAAGCCCAAAGAACCTCTTCTACCGCAGTTTGAGCACCTGTTTCAAATACAGGACGAGCATACGTTGAAAAAGACCATTCTGCAGGCTCAAGTGCCGTTGTGAACATTGCTCGTCCACGATTTGAGCTACCGCTTGCATCTTGCATCTCGTTTAAAGTTACTTCTGTAGTCGCTGTCGACTGAGAAAAAGAATATCCGTCTAATACCGGAATTTTCCAATAAACTGCAGTAGAGCCCGCTTGCGTAATATACACATGGGTATCACGACTTAGTTGAATTGTTGCTGTCATAGCATATCTCCTAAAAATTGAAAGGACAAGGGCGTGAACGTTTGTTCGTGCCTGTCGTTTCTAGTAATGAACCTGAACGAGTATTTCTCCTACTCCAAAAGGCTCAAGAACTCCTTCATCAGTATCAATACTGATAATTAAAATATCGTGTGTGGTTTGTGCATTTCCTTGCTTATCTGTGTAATCAAGTTTACCATGAATTTCTAACACGGTTTCTACGTCTTCTATTAATCCGTCAAGAGCTACAGTAGCATCGCTTTCTTTGACGTAACAACGTATTGTTATATTAAGATAGCGGTCTTTATATCCACCACCTTGATATACTCTTGTCTCGCTTCCTGCATTTAAATGAATTGCTGGAAAGGTCTCTAC